GTGTTAAGAATGCTCAAAAGCTAGTCAAACGGCCAGAAGATCAGAAACCCGAGGACCCCATCACTGAGAACCAGAACATCTTGATGATGAAGCCGGTCAAAGCATTTTTGTACCAAGACCAGCAAGCACATATCACCGTGCATATGGCTGCTATGAAAGACCCCAAGATTATGCAGTTGGTAGGTCAAAACCCTCAAGCACAGATGATACAGTCCGCTATGTTAGCTCACATCAACGAGCACATTGCCTACGAGTATCGCAAACAGATGGAAGCCGCTATGGGTATTGAGTTGCCGTTCCACCCAGATGACGAGGACGAGGATTCACGGGGTATTCCTGCAGAAATGGAAGTTCAGATATCTCAGCTCGCCGCCAAAGCCGCACAACAACTATTGCAACGCAATACAAACGAGGTTGCCGCACAGCAAGCTCAACAGGCTCAGCAAGATCCGATTATTCAGATGCAACAGCAAGAACTCCAGCTCAAGGCACAAGAAGTATCTATTAAGGAGCGCAAACTTGCCGCTGACGCAGCAGCTAAAGCCGACCAGCTTGAGATTGAGAAAGAAAGGATTACGTCTCAGGAGAGAATTGCAGGCTTACAAGCATCTATAAAAGCACAGAAGGACAACCAAGACCGACTATCTAAACAGGAAGAGGCCGGAGCAAAACTTGGTGTTGACATGGCTAAAACATTTGCTCAGTTACATAAAGGGGAGAAACCTAATAAATGATTGAAAAGTATCTTGATCGTGTAGTCCAGCAACTAGACGAGAAAGTAGTACGGCTACAGGAGGCCGTGGGAGCAGGGAGTGCAAAAGACTTCTCTGAGTACCAGAAGATGTGTGGGGAGATTCAAGGTCTTCTTTCCGCCCGTCTATTCATAACCGACCTTAGAAAAAACTTGGAGCATTCTGATGATGAATGAAATCCTTATCGGCTCAAACCCCGATAAACCAGCAATTGTAGGCGCAGTAAGTTTTACAGCAACAGATGAAGAAAAAGCCAAGCAACTCCCAGAACCCTCTGGATACCGCATTCTTTGTGCAATTCCAGAAGTAGAAAAAGAATTTGATAGTGGGATTCTTAAATCAGATGAAACCCTTCGGCATGACGAGCTTTTAACTACGGTGCTTTTTGTCGTAGCACTAGGCCCAGATTGCTATAAAGACCCAGAGCGCTTCCCAAGCGGCCCTTGGTGTGAGAAAGGCGATTTTATCTTGGTTAGACCTAATGCCGGCACCCGGCTGGTTATTCATGGTCGTGAGTTTCGCATTATTAATGATGATTCCGTAGAGGCAGTAGTTGAAGATCCTCGTGGGATTACTCGTAAATTTATTTAGGAGATAGAAAATGGCTGAATTTGAAAAAGAAGAATTTAAGTTCCCCGACGAAGTAGAAGTTAAGGGTAAACCCTTAGATGAGGAACCAGAGTTTGAAATCATCACAGAAGATGATACCCCACCAAAAGACCAGAATAAGGATGCTATTCCTGAAGAGATGGTTAAGCAGTTTGACGCTGCCGACGACGAAGAAAACCTAGACCCCAAGGCGCAAGCCTTACGTCTAAAGCAGTACAAAAGGGTTTATCACGACGAGCGCAGAGCCAAAGAAGCTGCTTTTAGGGAGCAACAAGAGGCTATTAACCTAACTAAACGGTTAATGGAAGAGAACAAGAAGCTGCGTGAGGCGTACAATACAGGCGAAAAAACCTATATAGAAACAGTACAAAACGCTGCTGACTTAGAGATCCAAGTAGCTCAACGTGCTTATAAAGAAGCCTTAGAAACCGGCGACCCAGATAGGATCGTAGAAGCTCAAACTAGGCTAAATGAAGCCGGGTATAAAGTCCAGAAAGTTAAAGACTTCAAACCAGGTACTTTACAAGTTTCTGAAAATGATGTACAAATGCAGGAAGTGGAGCAACAGCGTCCCAAGATTGATGCCAGAACACAGTCTTGGTTGGACCAGAATCCATGGTATGGCACCAAAAAAGCCATGTCGAGTTTTGCTGTTGGAGTACACGATGAATTAATTGACGAATACGGTAAGGATATTATCGGTTCGGATCAGTATTTTAAGCGTATAGACAGGACTATGCGTGAGAAGTTTCCAGAGTATTTCGATACTATGGAAGAGAAGGCAGAGCCAGTAGAAGAGGTCCAGAAACCTGCTCCAAAAGCTAAGCCAAACACGGTTGTTGCTCCGGCTACAAGAAGTACGTCATCCAAACAGATACGTTTAAAGCAAACGCAATTGCAGTTAGCTAAAAAACTTGGGCTAACCCCCGAGCAATACGCCCGTGAACTTACAAAATTGGAGGCCCTAAATGGCTGAAAAAAGAATTACAAGAGAATTAGAAGAGCGAGAAGTTGCAGAACGTCCTAAACAGTGGGCGCCCGCAGAGCTTTTGCCTGAACCAGATAAACAGGCTGGCTACGCTTATCGTTGGATTCGTGTTTCAATGCTTAATGCTGCTGACCCACGCAATATCTCATCAAAACTGAGAGAAGGCTGGGAGCCCGTTAGAGCAGAAGAACAACCAAAATTAAAACTGTTAGCCTCTAGAGAAGGTCCTTATAAGGACAACATCGAAGTAGGCGGGTTATTACTTTGCAAAACCCCGGTTGAATTTGTTGAACAGCGAAAGGCTCATTTCGATAAGCTAACCGCCCAACAAACCGAGGCTGTAGATAACAACCTTATGCGCCAAAGCGACCCCAGGATGCCAATCTTTAATGAGCGGAAATCTTCGACTAGCTTTGGAAAAGGAAATTAATTTTTTAGGAGATTTACATGCCTTATCCTATTGTTGACGCCCCATACGGGCTGAAGCCGATAAATCTCATTGGTGGACAAGTATTTGCTGGATCGACTCGCAATATTCCGATTCAATACGGCTTTAACACTAATATTTTTTATGGCGATGTTGTAGGTATTGCTCGTGGTTTTGCCGTGCGTTCTGTTGTTACAACAGGTGCTGGTGCTACTACTGGTGGTACAGGTGGCGGTATGGTCGGTGTATTTTTAGGTTGCACATTCACCAACCCCGTAACCAAACAAAAAATATTCCAACAGTTCTGGCCCGCTGGTACTTTGGCTGGTGACGCAGTTGCTATCGTGACTGACGATCCAGATACATTGTTCCGTGTAGCCGCAGTTATTTCTGATGGCTCTACCACTATTGGTTCTATTTCACGTTCTGACGTTGGTCAAAACTGTAACGGTTCTAACTTGGCTGGTAACGTTAATACTGGTAATTCGTCTAACGCTATCGTAGCTGCTACCGCAGCAGCAACTTCAACTCTGCCTTTCCGTATTGTTGACGTTGTTCCTGACACAGCTATTGTTGCTACAGCGACTTTATCAAGTGGTGGCGGTACTACTAGCTTGGTATGTACTGGTCTTACAAGAACGCTCCCAGTTGGAACGGATGTTGCGTATTTAGCTTCTAACGGTCAGGTAATTGGTACTGGTTCACGTGTTTCAGCCGCTGTAACAGGCACTGGATCACAGACCATCAGCATCAATGCTCAGGCTGCAACGGTTAATGCACCAACAGGTACTGCCTCTACAGGTATTACTATTCCAGCGGCAAGCACTATGGTATTTACGATTTACCAAGAAGCAATTGTTAAACTGAATTTTGGTATTCATAGTTACTATAGCAATACCACTAACGCAGTTACATTATAAGGAGCTAATTAAATGGCTATTTCACGCGCACAACTATTGAAAGAGCTCCTCCCAGGCTTAAACGCTTTGTTTGGTTTGGAGTATGCTCGCTACGGTGAAGAACACAAAGAGATCTATGAAACTGAGACCTCTGAGCGTTCTTTTGAAGAAGAAACAAAACTGTCTGGATTCTCAGCTGCACCAGTCAAAAACGAAGGTTCTGCCATCGCTTATGACAATGCACAAGAAGCATGGACAGCTCGCTACAACCACGAAACTATCGCCCTTGGCTTTAGCTTGACGGAAGAGGCAATTGAGGACAACCTCTATGATTCTCTCTCAGCTCGCTACACCAAAGGTCTAGCTCGTGCTATGGCTTATACCAAACAGGTTAAAGCTGCTTCTGTATTGAACAACGGCTTTTCGTCTGCCTACACAGGTGGCGACGGCGTTGCTCTTTTCAGCACTGCTCACCCATTGGTATCTGGCGGTACTAACAGCAACACCCCATCCACCCAGTCTGATTTGAACGAAACTTCGTTGGAAAACGCAGTTATTCAGATCGCCGCTTGGACGGATGAGCGTGGTCTGTTAATCGCTGCTAAGCCTAAGAAGTTGATAATCCCACCCGCACTTCAGTTCGTGGCAACTCGTTTGTTAGAGACAGAATTGCGTGTTGGTACCAACAATAACGACATCAATGCAATTAAGAACAATGGTTCGATTCCAGATGGTTACGCTGTTAACCACTTCTTGACCGACACCAACGCATGGTTCTTGACCACTGATGTTCCAAACGGACTTAAGCACTTTGTTCGTACCCCATTGAGTAACTCGATGGACGGTGACTTTGACACCGGTAACGTACGTTACAAGAGCCGTGAGCGTTATAGCTTTGGTTGGTCTGATCCACTCGGAATGTTTGGATCAAGCGGTTCGTTCTAATAAGAACTACCCATGGAGACCCCGCCCACAAGGCGGGGTTTTTCTTAAACACTTGCTTTTATTTTTGTTTGTAGTATTATTAACGCATCTGGGTGATTACCTGTACTGGACTGCCCCAGCAGACGATGCAACGATTGGTACGGGAACTTTTGCATAAGGATATTTATCATGGCACGTAGTACATTTGAAGGCCCAATTCTCTCTGGCGATAACCGTTTTGGACCACAACGTAACGTAGGTTACGCACTTTTAGCTCAATCAGCACAATTAACGCTAACAAATACAACCGCAAATACTGCTAATTATGGTGGTGCTTCTGGTCAATTTGTAGCTTCTAACGGTATAGTTAACTCAAACGGTACCATATTTACCCCAGGTACTAACACAGCAGTCACTATTACTGCTGATAGCGCAACCGCTCTTTATCGTGGCGTTGTTTTTTACCTACCAGTAGGAAGCACAATTAAAAATATCTTTATTGATACTATTGTTGTTCCTACCAATGCTGGTGGTGCAATTACCGTAACTCCTTATATTTCAAACACTTTTGCTACAGCAGCGGGTACTATTGCTACCTCTGCCGCAATTAGTGCTGTTGGACGTACAACTGCTACTTATACTGCTGCACAAGCTCCAGTAGCGTACTCCACAACTAACGATGTTCCAGGCATAAACGGTAACGCTAACTTGTCACAAGTGGTTGTAACAATTGCTATGACTGCTGGTAGTGGTTTGACTACTGTCAATGCTGGTCAGTTAATTATTTCTGTTGAATATACACAAGCTGACCCAAGTATCGGTACCACAACTGCCTATCCATATGGTAACTTTGACTAATTAATCCGAACTGGGGAACTTCGGTTCCCCGTTTTTAAAACTTAAGGAGATATTATGTCAGGATGGACAGTAGTAGACACAGCGACTAATAAATCGCTGCCCGTTGGCGGAACCCAAAATTCTGGTGCAGGTGTACCGTACACCGCACCCTCACCTGCATCGCAAGATCCAGTTGGAAAAATGCGGGTATCAACACCGCAATCATTGATTGATACAGACTTTGAATATGGTACTCAGCCTACCAAGTGGGAAAGTATTGGTCTTCAAAACAACCGTGCAAGTGTATATATCATTCCACAGCAGCCTTTAAACGTAACGGCACTTACAGGTACAGCAACTGAGGGATCAGTAACGCTTACATTAGGCGCTTCAGCCACAATCGCAAATAACACCCCTATTTATGTCCAAAACTCTACAAACTCCACTATTAATCAATGGGGTTGGATTGTTACGGGCGGTACAGGGACATCTTTTACAATAACGTTTGCTCCTGGCACTACAACCACCAGCAACGGTGCGGCTTACTTCAGTGCGACTGGCACCTACGTTTACCAAGGTTATTTTTATAGCGGTTCTGGTATTCAAGTAGGTTCTAACGCTATTGTTGTTACAAGCGCAACCGTTTTAACAATTACCACTACAGGCGCACACGGTTTAAATAGAGGCAGCTTAGTTTATTTAAATGGTGCAGCTATTGCTGGCGGTGCTACCGCAGTTAACGGAGCGTATGTTGTTGCTACGGTTCCTACATTTAATACGTTTACAGTAACTGCTGTTGGAGCTTCTGGTTCACCAACCAACTCGGCTGGTAATAACGTTATTTATGCTCGTCCAGCTGGATTTGTTGAGCCACGTTCTTTTGACGGTGGTGTAGCGTTCTCATCAGGTTCAGCGGTTCCAAGCCAACAATTAATTCGCCAAACAAGACGTTATTTCCGTTATCAATCTGGTAAAGGTTTGCAGTTTTCTACTGGTTCCTCTTTAAAACCAGCATTGTTTGTATCTTCCATAGTTAATTCTTCTGGAACGGTTACTGTTACAACTCGTTTTAACCATAACTTAACCGCAGGTACAACCATTCAAGTTTCTGGTGCAAATCAAGGCTTCTTTAACGGCAACTATTCAGTTGCAACTGTTACATCACCAACTACCTTTACATACACAATTAGCACAACTACTTCTGTTACTGCTACTGGGGCATTCCGTGTTGTTCCATTGACTTGGTTTGGTGCTAATAGCCGTATTGGTATGATGGATCAGCAAAACGGTATGTTCTTTGAGTATGACGGCACAACTTTATATGCTGTTTTACGTAATAGTACAAACCAACTTAGCGGCTCTGTTGCTGTAACTAATGGCTCTGCTGCTGTAACTGGAACTGGAACAGCGTTTTTAACTCAGCTACAACCAGGTCAGTTTATTGTTATTCGTGGTCAAAGCTACCGAGTAGTTCAGATTGTTAGTGATACTTCGTTATCTATTAGCCCAGAATACCGTGGTGCTACTATTAGTAATGCAGTGATGTCCATAACACTTGATACACGCATACCACAATCTCAGTGGAATATTGATAAATGTGACGGCACAGGTCCTTCTGGATACAACATTGATTTAACCCGTATGCAGATGTGGTATATCGACTACTCTTGGTATGGCGCTGGATTTATTCGCTACGGACTTCGTGGGACTAACGGTTTAATTACCTATGTACATCAGATACAGAACAACAATAGACAATTTGAAGCCTATATGCGTTCTGGTAACATGGCTGCTCACTACGAGGTGTCTGGTATTCCTCCAATTAGCTATTTAACAGCTCCGTTATCTAATTTAACAACTACGCTTAGTTCAGCTATATTAACTACCTCAACAACCATCCCAGTTGCAGAAACATCTGTGTTTAATCAAAGCGGTGGCGTTGCAGCAATAGGTTCTCCCACTGAGTATATTTTTTACGGAAGCACATCAACAGCTTCTGGGGCTGGTAGTCTATTAAACTGCGTTCGTGGTTTTGGTAATACAAGAGCTGACGACCAAACAGCTGGAACAACTATTACTCCGTCATCTTTGACTGTTGCAGATGCTAGAGGGTTCCCAACACCAGCGCAAACCCCTAGTACTTTAACTATTGAAGTTATGGCTGCAAACGGTAGTATTGAGTATATTAACTACACCAACATTACTTCTTCGGGAATTATTTGGGGATTAACCAGAGCGGCTACTGGCGGTCAAGGAAGTGCTGTAAACTTTACAAACGGTGACGTAAGAACTGCGGTAGAGTTTGTTGCACCAGCATCTGTACCAGCTTTGTCTCATTGGGGTTCGTCTGCAATTATGGACGGATTGTTCAATGACGATAAATCGTTGATTTTTAACTACGGTACAACGACAGCGGTTTCTACTTCTTCTACAAATCCTGTTGTGCTAATGGCTATTCGTGTCGCTCCAGCTGTTGATAATGGTGTTACAGGATTGCTTGGAGCTAAAGAGATTATTAACCGTATGCAGCTTCAGTTAGAGTCTTTGGGTATTGTTACTACTGGTAATACATACTTGATTAACTTGATTTTGAACGGTTATGCTTCTGGGGCTTTATCTGGAGGCTTTATTGCCCCAATTCAGCAAGCTAACGGTATTACATCGTCTTTAGCCCAGATTGCCATTAATACCAACGCAGTAAACGTTATTGGTGGTGAGTCAGTAGCAGCTGCTTATTGCAACGCAAACGGTGTTACTACGCTAGATCTAAGCCAAGTTCGTGACTTAGGTAACTCTATTTTGGGTGGCGGTACAAGCAACACAGTACCTACTTCTCAAGCTGGATTCTATCCTGACGGACCAGACATTCTCTACGTGGTTGCTCAAGCAGTAAGTGCAACGGCTGGAACCATCTTGGCTCGTTTGAGCTGGAAAGAAGCACAGGCATAATGTATGGCAAAGACTCCAGCATGGCAACGCAAAGAGGGGAAGAACCCAAGTGGTGGCTTGAATGCGAAGGGGCGAGCCTCGTACAACGCAGCAAACCCAGGGAAACCTGGGTTAAAAGCTCCCCAACCAGAAGGTGGTTCACGCAAGAAATCATTTTGTGCACGGATGTCAGGCATGAAAAAGAAGTTAACCTCAGCCAAAACAGCTAACGATCCAGATAGCCGCATCAACAAGTCTTTACGGGCTTGGAAGTGCGCTGAAGGCGGAGCCATTAAAAGCAAAGCTAAAAGAAAGACAGTATGAAAGAGCATGTAAGCGAGGGTGTTAAACAAGCAACGGATGCGTTGTCGATAGTAACTGTAGTAGGGACATTAATGGATTTGTTGCCAACCATAGCGGCTTTGTTTACTATTATATGGACATTAATTCGTATTTACGAAACTAAAACAGTTCAAGGATGGATCGGTCGTGCCAAGCAAAAGTAAATCTCAAGCCCGCCTCATGGCGGCAGTTGCACATAATCCTGCGTTTGCAAAGAAAGTAGGTATCTCACAGTCTGTTGGGAAAGAGTTTAACAAAGCCGATAAAGGCAAAACATTTAACAAAGGTGGCGAAATGAAAGAATCTAAAGCAATGGTAAAGAAAGAAGTTTCTTTTATGAAGAAAAAGGGTGCTCCTGCTTCTATGATTAAACACGAAAAAGCCGAGGCTAAAGGCATGAAAAAAGGCGGCATGGCTGAGTGCAAAACTATTGCCAAAAAAGAAGTAAAAGGCCACGAAAAACGCATGCACAATATGGCTAGAGGCGGTGGTGTAGAGGCTAAAGGTAAAACCAAAGGCAAAATGATTAAAATGAACATGGGCGGAAAGGCTTGCTAACATGAAGAAAATGCGCAAATTTGAAGAAGGCGGCTTAAGCAAAGCCCAAGAAGAATGGTTAGGTGGTGCTGATCGTAGCGACCCTATCATCATGGCACGTATGCGCAAAGCTGTTCCTGATGAACCAAAAGCTGCACCTAAAGCAGACACTGGCGAGTTGCGTGATGAGACCGGCGCTACTTCTAAGATCCGTCGCAATACCGAGACTGGCGATCTATATAGCACAGAAGCCCCGACCCCAAAGGCTGCCCCAAAGGCTGAAACAAAAGCTGCCCCCAAAGCAGAAACGCCTGCACCAAAAGCTGAGCCTAAAAATGAAATGGGCCCAACTAAAAAAACTACTGTTCAAGAGTTTAAAGAGTCGCTTAAAAAAGCTCCAGAAATGCCTGGATCGTATAAAAAAGAAAACGTAAGCACAGAAAAGTCAAAAGCAGATTTAAGTGGACTTAAATTTGGAAACGTAGCTAAAAAACTACGTGAGAAAGCTGGTATTACTAGCTACAAATCAGGTGGTTCGGTTAAGTCTTCAGCTTCTAGACGTGCTGATGGTTGCGCTGTTCGTGGTAAGACAAAAGGCCGGATGATATAACCATGCCAAACTACAGACAACCTACGGAGAAAGAGTCAAAAAAGCTCGACGAAGCTCGCAAGAAAACCTCTGAAGGCATCGAAGCCGAGAAGGATATGTTTTCAAAGCTTATGCCGACTATGGCTAAATCCGCTCGAGATGACATAAGGGCTGGAAAAGCTATGCGGGAGTCTGTACCTGCGGCCGCTCGTGAGGGCGAGGCTTATAATCAATCTAGCTACAAAAAAGGTGGTAAGGTTAAGAAGATGAATATTGGTGGAGTAGGTAGAGTTCAGCCAGTACCACGCATTCCAGCACACCCATCGCTGCCTCCCAAAAGAGATCCTAACCCAACAACGCCTCCAGCTAAAAAACCTGGTAGTAGCAGCAGCCAAAACCTTCCTGATAATCTTAGAACTGGTGGGAAAGTATCTTCGGCGTCTAGCCGTGCCGACGGGTGTGCCCAACGTGGTAAAACTAAAGGACGGATGGTATGATGGCTTCTCGTGGAATGGGAGATATTAATCCGTCTAAAATGCCTGGTAAGAAAACCATCAAGCGAAAAGACAAGCCGCAGGATGTAGATATGTACGCCAAAGGCGGTAAGGTTGGTAAAGGTGGTAGAGCTGGCGCAGGTTCGGCTATAGCAAAGAAGTTGTTACAAAAGCCGGGGTCGTTAACGGCTGCTGATATGTATAAAGAAGGTGGTAACGTTAATGCTGCAGGTAACTATACTAAACCTGGCTTGCGTAAACGGATCGTTTCTCAAGTAAAAGCTGCTGCTACGCATGGGACTGGCGCAGGTCAATGGTCGGCTCGTAAAGCGCAGTTGGTAGCTAAAAAATATAAGGCGGCTGGCGGTGGATATAAATGACTGGATTGGCAAAATCACAACGTTCTTTAAAAGCTTGGGGCGACCAAAAGTGGACAACCAAGTCAGGGAAAAAGTCGTCCGAGACAGGGGAGCGGTACCTGCCAAAAAAAGCAATCGAAGCTCTAAGCCCGCAGGAGTACGCAGCAACAACACGGGCAAAACGAGCAGGAAAAGCACGGGGGCAGCAGTTCGTGCCGCAGCCCAAAAAGGTAAAAGCAAAAGTAAAACCATATAGAAAGGTGTAAAAATGATTACGTTTAAACTTGAAGATAAAGCCGCAGAGGCAATGATGGCTGTACTTAATGCCAGTAGCCCAAATGCTTCTTTTGTCGAAGAATTAAATACTCAGTACATTGAGCAAACTCAAGTAGATAATGTAGTGCCCCCAGAGCCAGTAGTTGAAAAACCCGTTGCAGCTAAAAAAACTGCAAAAGGTGAGTAATGGCCGACACAAAAAACTTTATACAAATGCAGGTAGAGGCGTCTGAGCGCTTATACCAAATGATGTTAGATGACCATAAAGAACGAATTAGAGACATGTCAATGTGGGCAGAAACTAGCGTTAGCCTTATGAAAAAGTTAGACGAACGAGATGCATTAATAGAGAAATTACACGCAGAAATTGCGGTGCTTAAAGCTAAGTAGATATGGCAAATACAACCGGTCTTACTACGTTTAATTTAGATCTTAACGATCTTATTGAGGAAGCATATGAACGTGCTGGGCTACAGGTGCGCTCTGGGTATGACTTTCGTACGGCACGTCGGTCTTTAAATTTACTTACTATTGAGTGGGCAAACCGTGGTATTAACTTGTGGACTATAGAAGAAGGTGTAATTCCATTGGTTACAGGGCAAGCAGTATACCCAATACCAGCAGATACAATCGACCTTCTAGACCACGTTATTCGCCAAAACAACGGCACTGCTAGTACACAATCGGATATTAATATTTCTCGTATTTCTGAGTCTACCTATTCAACTATACCTAATAAGCTAGCAAACGGGCGGCCAATTCAAGTCTGGGTAAACCGACAAACTGCTAATACGAATTCAGTAGCCTCTACAACCGTAGCGGCAAGTGGTAATACACCAAGCGTAGCTACTACAGATACCACAATTTATGTAGGCTCAACAGCTAACTTACCTTCTACTGGGTTTGTTTTAATTGACTCAGAAACTATTGGGTATACAAACGTAACTGCTAACCAGCTATTAAATTGCGTAAGAGGGCAAAATGGGACAACCGCAGCTACCCATGCTACTGGTGCTTCTGTAACAGTACAAAACCTGCCATGTATTAATGTTTGGCCTACCCCTAATGCTGGTGGAGATTATACGTTTGTTTATTGGCGTTTACGTCGTATGCAAGATGCTGGCAATGGTGTAAATATTGAGGACATCCCATTTCGTTTTGTTCCTTGTATGGTTGCTGGATTGGCGTATTACATAGCTATGAAAAAACCAGAAGTAATGCCAGACAGGATTATGGGGCTTAAAGCCGACTATGAACAACAATGGCTGTTAGCTTCCCAAGAGGATAGAGAAAAGGCTGCTGATAGGTTCGTACCCCGTCAGTTGTTTTACTAATGCCATCTAAATATGCATCTGGCAAATATTCTATTGCCGAGTGTGATCGGTGTGGGCAAAAGTATAAGCTTAAAGAACTAAAGAAAGAGGTAATTAAGACCAAACTCTTTAATATTAAAGTATGCCCAACGTGTTGGGATCCAGATCAGCCTCAGTTATCGCTGGGTTTATATCCAGTTAATGATCCGCAGGCGGTTCGGGAACCAAGACCTGATGTAAGTTATTATGCTTCTGGGGTAGACACTTTGGGTAATATATCGGGGGGTAGTAGGGTGTTTCAGTGGGGGTGGTACCCAGTAGGCGGGGCGAGTAGTTTTGATACAGCGCTAACCCCAAACTATTTGGTAGCAATAGGACAAATTGGTACAATAACGGTATCAACAACTTAGGAGTAAAAAATGGGATACAAAAAAGATGCAGATGGCGTAGTTAGCAAGGGTAAAACCAACACTAAAGTTTTTCCTAACGATGGTCCAAAAGTCATTGATACGGGCCCAAAAGGGAATAAAAGCAGTCTTAATAAGAATATGAAATCTATGGGTCGCAACATGGCTCGTTGTGCTAATCAAAGGGGTCGATAATGGCTAAGTATTCTAAAAAGGTAATGGGCAAAGAAGTTGGCAACGCCGAGGTCTATGCTGCACCGCACACCATGAAAGGTAAGACGATGAATACTAAAGACGCTATGATGGCTGTAAGCCGTCCTCCTGACCCAAATACTTTGCTGGCTAAACAATCAACTCCAGGTGGGCAGAACGTTGCTCGTGTCAGCCTGGGTGATCCAGCTCGTGACGCTGTTAAGACTACCGGCATCAAAATGCGTGGTACAGGTGCAGCAACTAAGGGCACAATGTCCCGTGGACCAATGGGCTAAGGGTAAACCCTAATGAATTACACTCAACTTGTTGCAGCTCTTGAGGCTTATGCTGAAAACTACGATACCTCCACTGGTGGCTTTGTAGACAATATCCCTGTTTTTGTACAGAATGCGGAACAACGCATTTATAACAGCGTACAGCTACCCTCATTACGCAAAAACGTAACTGGAACTTTAACTGCCAACAACAAGTATTTATCTGCCCCACTGGACTACCTTGCCACGTATTCTATAGCGGTAATTCAAAACTATGGCACTGCCACGGAAGAGTATACCTACCTTTTAAATAAAGACGTTAACTTTATTAGGGAGTCTTACCCAACCCCTGCCGACACTGGTTTGCCTAAGTATTACGCTTTATTTGGTGCTCAATACACTCTTACTAATGAGCTGTCTTTTATTGTTGGCCCAACCCCCGATAGCGGATATACGGTAGAGCTGCATTACTTTTACTATCCACAATCTATTGTTACCGCAGGCACTACTTGGCTCGGTGATAATTTTGATTCTGTGCTTTTGTATGGTTCTTTATTAGAAGCCGGTACATTTATGAAATCTGATCCTGACACAATGTCTGTGTATAAAGGCAGATACGATGAAGCCCTAGCGCTGCTTAAACGCCTTGGTGATGGTCTTGAGCGTGGTGACGCTTACCGTGATGGCCAGACTAAACTTGATACTAACCTTAGAGGGAACGTTGTTACATGACAATCCAGCAAGGTCAATGTACTATCTTTAAACAGAACTGCCTAAGCGGGTTGGAGAACTTTGCTTCTGGGACTTCCTATGTTTATAAAATTGCTTTATATACGGCTAGTGCGGACTTATCTTACGAAACGACTGCATATACAACTGCTAATGAAATCTCTGGTACGGGGTATACGGCGGGCGGTGAAATCCTAACCCCAATAGTCCCAGCAAGCTCAGGGCAAACTGCTTATGTATCCTTTAATAATGTGACTTGGACAGGAGCTAGTTTTACTGCCAGAGGAGCTTTGATTTATAACAGTACTACAGGTTCGGCAGTAGCAGTATTAGATTTTGGCAACGACAAAACAGCTACAAATACGTTTACTGTGACTTTCCCAACAGCCGGCGCTACAACAGCCATTATTCGATTTAGTTAAGGACGACTATGAGCAATATTGAAAAAACAAACTTTGGCGATGCATCTAGCGCATCTTTAGGTAAACACTCTGATACCGACGAAAAAATGGGTATCCAAGGCATATATCATGCCGTATGCCGTGACAAAGATGGCAACATTAAATGGGAAGATAGCGCTCCAAATTTAGTAACTGCCGTTGGTAAACAGGCTTTATTTGACTACTATTTTGGTGCTTCAGGCACAAGCGGTGGTACAGCTTCTGGCGCTAACTATATGGGTCTTTGTGGAGGTACCGCTACTTATGCGGCAGTAGATACTATGAGTTCCAAAGCATGGACAGAAGTTGGCGGCACTAATGCCCCAGCATACTCAGGAAACCGTCAATCTCCATCGTGGACAGCAGCCTCTTCTACTGGCGTGTCACCATCTAACGTAACCTCAAAACCATCAGCAGCCCTAGTATTTACCTTTACTAGCGGCGGAACAGTTAACGGTTGCTTTATTAATGGTGGCGCTTCCGCATCTGCTACTAAAGACACAACTACAGGCATTCTTTATTCTGCTGGTAACTTTACTGGTGGTAGCAAAACAGTAGCTGCAACCGACACTTTAAGCGTTACTTATACAACAACTGCTACATCGTAAGGAAAGCTAAATGCCTTTTGTTTTAGCAGATAGAGTACAACAAACAGGTACGGCTAATACTACTGTTAGCTTTACTTTAAGTGGTTCTGTGACTGGATTCCAGTCATTTACTGCTATTGGCAACACCAACACGACTTTTTACAGTGCGTTTGATTTGTCTGGAAACTGGGAAACGGGGCTAGGTACATACTCAACATCGGGGCCAACCCTTACTAGAACCACCGTTTACGCATCTTCTAATGCTGGGTCAGCGGTTACTTTTTCTGGCACAGTCAACGTATTTGTTACTTATCCAGCTAGTAAGTCTGTTAATCAAGACACGACCAATACTGCTTTTGCCCCACAAATTGCGGCTTCTAACGGTTTAGTAATTAACAATAGGACTATAGGAGCTAGTTATTCTATCCCTAGTGGGTATTCGGCTGTTTCAGTTGGGCCAGTAACTTTGTCTGGCGGAGTAGCTGTAACCGTGCCTTCTGGCGGACGTTGGGTGGTGCTGTAATGTTTGGTTATGCTGCGCTCGCACAATCGCCTTTTGCCACATTAGGTAACTCAGCCTATGCGGATTCTATTACAGAAGCCATAACTTTAGCCGATTTAAGTACAGGTGTTCGGGGGGCTGTTAGCACTATAACAGAAGCAATATTGGCATATGTAGACTCTGAGCGTAGCGCAACTGTTAATTTTCAAGGGGTTATTTCAGAGGGAGTTACCGTAGCAGACGCTTCTAGTGGAATTTACGGGGTTTTAGCAGATATTACTGAGGGTGTAAATTTCGCCGACTCGCTCAGTGCTAGCAAAAACATGTTTGATACGGCTGTAGAACCCGTTAGTATGCTGGACTTTGCTAGTTATACTGGATGGTTTATAATCAACGACAATCAAACAGTTACCTGGCATGCTATGAATAATAGTCAGTCGGTTACATGGCAGAATATTGGGAACGCCCAAACCCCAAATTGGGTAGTAATTAACAATACTCAGGGATAGGAAATATATGGCGTCGACTTGGTCACCGTTAAAAATCGAGCTAATTGGCACAGGCGATCAGTCTGGTACCTGGGGGACTACTACCAATAATAACTTTGAGTTTGCTCTTTCTGAAGCTATTACAGGCTCTGCTAACGTAGCGTTTTCTAGCTCAGATGTAACTCTTACCCTTACTAATTCAAATACTTCTCAAACAGCACGTAACCTTCGTTTAAATCTAACGGGAACGTCTGGCGGGGCAAGGCAATTAATTCTTGGTTCTGGTTGCCAAATAAGCAAAACTTACATTATTAACAATGGGTTAGCCGATGCAGTAACCGTTAAAAACACCACGGGCACAGGGATTGCAGTTCCCGCTGGCAAGACTATGTTTTTGTTTAATAACGGCACAAACGTAGTAGAGGCAATAACCGCTATTAATGATTTAACAGCTTCTAGCAATCTAGTATTACCAGTTGGAACCACAGCCCAGCGCCCTACTCCAACTTCTACGGGTATGGTACGGTTTAATACTACTGATACTCAGTTTGAAGGGTATAACGGGACTGCTTGGACTTCAATTGGCGGTGCACAGGCTGGCGGGGCGGTCTATGAAAATAAACAGTCAATCAGTGCAAATTACACAATGTCTACAAACTACAATGGTGAGAGCGTTGGTCCAATCACAATAGCTAGTGGCGTGGTAGTAACTATTCCTAGCGGTAGCCGTTGGGTTGTTTTATAAAGGATAAATTATGTCAATTGTTTTAGTAGGCTCAACTAGCGGAAGCGTCACACTACAAGAACCAGCCGTTGCTGGAACTACCGTATTGGACTTGCCAGCTACATCGGGAACTGTTGCTTTAACTTCGCAGATAACAGCAGCTTTTGATGCGGGCACTCGCCTTATTTTTGCTCAGACTGCTGCCCCAACTGGATGGACAAAAGATACTACAAATTACAACAACCACGCATTACGAGTTGTAACAGGTGCAGCAAGTACGGGTGGTTCTGTAGACTTTACAACTGCGTTTGCTTCTGGATTAACTGACAATGCGGTAACGCTTTCTACTTCTCAAATGCCTGCTCATACGCATAGTGAAACTACACTTGGGGCGGGTAATGCTTATGCTGCAAGTCCTTTTTGCGGTAATGTGGGAAATGCTGCTTCAACAACTGGTTCTGCTGGCGGTGGCGGTTCACATACTCATACACTTCCATCGTTTGCAGTTAAGTATCTTGATGTAATTACAGCGACTAAGAACTAATGAAGATTGAATCAAAAGCTAATTGCCCTCTTGATAACTTTAATCCATGTCGTCAATTGGATTGTGCTTGGTTTATAAAGTTGCAAGGCAAAAACCCACAAAACGGACAAGAAGTTGATGAGTGGGGTTGTTCGATGGCATGGCTTCCTGTACTAACAATTGAGAATAGTCAAATGCAACGACAGACTGGGGCAGCGGTTGAGTCGTTTAGGAACGAAATGGTTAAGTCTAACGAAGTAGGACAACGAGTTTTATTAGCAGCTGCGGGTGTACCACAGCAAGCACAACATATGATTTTGGAGAGTAAATAATGAAATTGACAATTATTCCGATTGACGGTGCTGTATACAAAGACGGTGTTTGTTATAGTGGACTAGACCTTTCTTCCGCCCCCGCAGATGTTCACGCTCTTCAGTTTAACGACACAGCTAACAAAGGCTGGATTGAGTTTAAAGACGATGACTTTGGTAATAAGCCAAGCAATCAACCTATTACCACATTGCCTAGCTGGGTAAATGACTGCCTAATTAAGTGGGATGAAGCCAAAGCCGCAGAAGAAACCGCTATTGCACAAGCCGCACAAAATCAACCAGCAACCCAAGGCACTCAAACGCTATGATTACTATAGCTCCTCGTCACAGCTTTACCTATGATGGAGCACAGCTTAATGTGTATCACGCTAATAAAGGCGAGGGTTTGCCTAAGCATGAGCATATGTATAGTCATGCAACTATGTGTAATGCAGGGTCATGTGTAATACGGGTAGAAGATAAAGAACTTGTAATGACTAAAGATACTCAACCAGTAAACCTAATAGCAGGCAAATGGCATGAGATTGAAGCGCTGGAGGACAACACCGTGTTTGTAAACGTATTCGCAGAAGGAAAATATTAATATGCCATCCATCATAAATGCCACAACTACCACAGGTCTTGTTACTACGGCTGACAACTCAGGCTCATTACAACTAGCAACTAATAGCGGAACTACTGCGGTAACGATTGATACTAGTCAGAATGTGGGTATTGGAGAAACATCTCCCGCTGGTTCTGCTAACTACACACAGCTTGTTATTAGAGGCACAAATGGTGCTGAACTAAGTTTAAAAGGCGGCGCAACCCAATACGGATATGTATATGTAGATAATGGCGGTTTTAGAATCATTAATCCGCAGTCAGGCGCATCGTCAGGAACTTTGCAATTTCACACTTCCAACACAGAGCGTGGTAGATTTACTGCTGGTGGCGATTTCCAATTCAACTCAGGTTACGGCTCAGTAGCTACTGGATACGGCTGTCGTGCATGGGTGAACTTTAACGGTACTGGTACTGTTGCTATTCGTGCGTCAGGTAATGTTTCGAGCATCACGGATAACGGCACAGGTAATTACACCATTAACTTTACAACTGCTTTAACTGATGCTAATTATTCTGGAGTTTTTGGTTGTAACGATAATGGAAATACAACTTGTATGAATTACAGAACTGGTGGAACAAAAACTACTACAGCATTTCAAGTAAGTACAGTTGCAGACGGAGCAAATTTAACAGATAACGATATGGCAATGGTTGCCGTTTTCCGTTAATTAGGAGAGCAATAAATGAATCAACGAATTATTTACCCGAATGACAATGGTGGTGTAGCCATTATTGTTCCCGCTTCTGAGTGTGGATTAACAATTGAAGAAATTGCCGCTAAAGATGTACCACAAGGCAAACCATACAAGATTGTGGATGTTGCTGACATTCCTACTGACCGCACATTTAGAGACGCATGGGAGTATCAAGAATGATTACGATTAACTTAGACAAAGCCAAAACGATTACTAAAGACCGCTTACGTGTTGAACGTGCGCCATTACTACAGGCTCAAGATGTAGCATTCCAACGTGCCCTAGAGTCTAGCGCAGACACCACCGCAATCGTGGCTGAGAAGCAACGCCTTCGTGACATCACACAACTAGCAGACCAAGCAACTACGCTTGACGAGCTTAAAGCAATCACAGTAGGAGCACAATAATGCCATTTACAATAGACGGTTCTACTGGGTTAACTTTCCCAAATAGTACAACTCAGGCTAATGCTGCTGTTCCTACAACAAGCGCAGCTGGCTGGGCTATTACACCTAGCGGTACAAAGTTACTTTTTGTTTATGCTGGCACAACCGTTGGGTCTTTAGATTCATCTGGTAACTTTATTGCCTTGGCTAACGTAACTGCATACGGTACCCCATAATGACATTACCTGTCTCAGGCCCCATCTCGCTAAACAATGTAAACGTTGAGCTTGGACTGTCAGGCACAACAAGCATTAACATGAATCAAGCTAGTGTACGCACGTTGTTTGCTGTACCCAGCGGTGCTATTTCTATGAGTAACGGCTATGGTAAATCCAACCGTGTTACTGCAACTGCAACAATTTCAACTGATACTTCAAATTACACAGTAAATACGGCTAAAGCACCTGGATATGCTGCAGGCACAACAGACTTTACGCTAACTATTAATAATGGGGTTTTTGTTTCTTCAAATTCTACGGGTTCCTATGCAATGACTGTAGATACCTCTTGGGCGCCAGGTGATACTGTATCAATTGTTAATAACGGAACTATTGTTGGTCGTGGCGGAAACGGCGGTGCTGGTGGAACCGATACTAGCCCACCGATTAGCGGAAATCCTGGGTCATCCGCTGGC